AGATGTCTCTGGAGCGATTGCAACCGCCATGGTTGTCCATATGCTTTACAAACCACAACAGGTAGCGGCTATATACACAGAATAATCTATATGTAGTGTATAATTGCCTTCTATGGGTCTCTTCTCGCGTAAGCCACAAATATTAGAAGCGCAGCTTGCGCCACAGGTCATGGGCGAGAATCTGCCCTCACTCTATAACGCGATTCAACTCCGAGTCTCTCGCAAGGATGCGATGAGCGTGGCTTCTGTAGCCAGAGCCCGCAACCTTATTGCTGGAACTATCGCAGGTATCCCACTCGAGTATTACAACAAGCGCACAGGCGAAAAGATTGCTGCGCCTCGCTGGGTTAATCAACTAGCAAAGAACCAGCCATCATTTATCACTATCTGCTGGATCGTAGATTCACTCTTGTTCTACGGAGTCTCTTATCTTCGTGTCACAGAGCGTTATCAGGAAGATGGTCGCCCTGCTGCCTTTGAGTGGATTGCAAACGCTCGCGTTACATTTACAACTGACTTAGAAGGCATCATGGTCACACAGTATTACGTTGATGCTGCTCCTATCGCCATGAATGACATCGTAACTATTCAGGGATTCGATGAAGGCGTGTTAGAGCGCGCTGGTCGCACTATCCAGTCAGCGATTGACATTAACAAGGCTGCTGCTATTGCATCAGCCACTCCAATGTCTAGCGGTATCCTAAAGAATACAGGCGCAGACCTTCCACCTAACGAGGTTTCTGGTCTGCTGGCTGCATGGAAGCGTAGCCGCCAGAATAACTCAACTGCATACTTGACAAGCACTCTTGAGTTCCAAAGTACACAGTTCTCACCTAAGGACATGATGTACAACGAGGCGATTCAGAACCTTTCGACTGAAATTGCCCGCGCTATGAACGTGCCAGCGTATTACTTGTCAGCAGATCAGAACACAACTATGACTTATGCAAACGTGACAGAAGAGCGCAAGCAATTCTTCGCGCTTAGCATTGAGCCTTATATTCAGGCTATTCAATCACGTCTATCTATGGATGACATCTCTACAGCAGGGCACGAAGTCCGCTTTGCAGTCTTTGATACCTTCCTCAAGCAAGACCCAATGAAGGAACTGGAAGTAGTCGAGAAGATGATAACTCTAGGGCTGATTACAACTGAACAAGCTATGGAAATGACAGACCTAACACCTAACGGAAGTGAGGGGCTCTAATGGAGACTCTATACATCGAAGCCGCCTCGATTGAGTGCAGCGAAGAGCGCCGCGAAATTAGCGGCAAAATCGTCCCAATGGGAACTGGCGAAATCGGCAATACCAATCTTGGTGGCGTTGTTTTCGAAGCTGGTTCTATTGAGATTGACGATCCATCAAAGATTAAGTTGTTATCACAGCACGACATGAAGAAGCCAGTTGGTCGCATGGTCACAGCCACAGTACGTCCAGATGGCATCTATGCAACCTTCAAGTTGTCACGTTCAACAGGTGGCAACGATGCGCTTGTCATGGCACAGGAAGGTCTGGTATCCGGACTTTCTATTGGTGCAGAAATTATTGCATCCGCACCATCACGCGAAGGTCACACAGTTGTGACAGCCGCTAAATTAAAAGAAGTTTCTTTAGTAACAGAGCCAGCCTTTAAGTCTGCTCAAGTGCTAGAGATCGCAGCAGAGGAAGTCATCCCTGCTGAAGAAACCAAACCAACAGAAAGCGAGCCAGTCGTGGAAGATACCACACAGGTAGAAGCTCCAGCAGTTGAAGCAGCGGCAGAAGAAGCGGCTCGCCCAACAGTTGCAGCATCACATTACACCAAGGAGCGTACCGCGCCGATTTCATCAGCACAGTACCTCGAAGCAAACATCAAGGCAGCACTTGGAGATGACGAGGCACGCCGCGTTGTTCGTGCAGCAGATGATTCCAGCTCAACCAACACAGGACTTACACTCCCACAGCACCTCAACACATTCATCACAGATACATTTACAGGTCGTCCAGCGTTTAATGCTGCAACTCGTGGTGCATTGGTTGATTCAGGACTTTCATTTACAGTCCCGCGCATGTACACAAATGCTTCAGCTTCAGCTAATACTGCACCAACAGTTGCAGACACAGATGAGGGTGTAGCACCATCAGAAACAGGCATGACATCTGCTTATGACACAGTAACTATTAACAAGTTCTCTGGTCTCCAGCGCATTTCATTCGAGCTTATTGACCGCTCTTCACCTGCGTTCATGGAACTCGTAATGGCAGAACTTCGCAAGGCATACGAGAAGGCAACAGATACAGCCCTCATCGCTGCTTTGACAGCAAACGGAAAGCAAGATGATGGTCGCGCATTATCATCATCAGCTCTTCAATCATTCATCTCTGTAAACGCTGCAAAGATTTACGGCAACACAGGCGGAGACTACGCATCTGCACTTGTGGCATCACCTTCACAATGGGGTCAGATTATGTCTTACGCTGACACCACAGGTCGCGCACTTTACAATGCAGCATCACCAATGAACACATCAGGTTCAGCTCGCCCAACTTCAGTTGTCGGTGACGTACTTGGTACAAACCTCATTGTTGATCACAACATCACAACAGGTACAGGCGATAACTCGATGTTCCTTGTTGCACCTTCATCTGTTTACACATGGGAATCACCAACAACCCAGCTTCGCGTAAACGTCCTTACATCTGGTGAGGTTGAAATCAACCTTTACGGATACCTAGCAATTTACGTTGCTAAAGATGGTGGCGGAGTTTACCGCTACAACTTCCAAGCCTAATCAGCTTGAACTAAGTCGCTCAAGGGGGCTGCCAGAGCCCTTGCAGTCCCCTTGAGTCTTTAGAAAGGATAACAATGAGCATCACAACAGTCGCAGAGCTTCGTACCGCCCTTGGTATTGGAACTCTCTATACTGATGCAGTCTTGCAGTCAGTCTGCGATGCTGCCGATGATGTCTTGTTGCCTTTTCTATGGACAAACGTCTTACCAGTATCAGGACACTCTAACAACGGCACAGCAGGTATCTTGTACTTCGATGACTATGTGCAGGATGTTTTCTACGTTGGACAAACAGTCACAGTAACTGGATGCGGCTCAAACTTTAACGGCTCAAAGACAATTAACGGCGTTGGTGAAAAAAGCATTGACGTTACAACAACTCATGCGGCTAATGTCGTTAAGACTTTTCACCCTATTTACCCTTATGGTCAGGTTGCCGCAACTACTTACACAGATTATTCAACCAAGCCAGCAGTTCAGGAAGCAAGCCTGATGATTAGCGTGGCAATTTGGCAAGCCAGACAGGCACCAACTGGACAGGCGGTGTCTATTGACGGCTACGCACCAAGCCCTTACACCATGTCTAATCAGCTCATGGCTCGCGTTCGTGGCTTACTAGCACCATTCCTAAGCCCTAACTCAATGGTGGGCTGATGCCAGCGATAACTACCCTACGAGCTTCTATAGCCTCGGCACTTACTGACAATACTAAGTGGAGCGTGTTCTCGTTCCCACCTGCTACGCCTATTGCTAACAGCGTTATCGTCAGCCCTGCTGATCCATATATAACGCCTACAAACAATGACCGCACATCAGTAGCGCCATTAGCCAACTTTACTATCACTATCCTTGTGCCATTACTGGACAATCAAGGAAACCTTGCTGGGATTGAGGATGACGTAGTACGTCTCTTCCAGCTTCTCGAAGCATCGAGCATCGTGTTCAACGTAGGCAGCGTGTCCAGCCCTAAAGTGCTGAACCTACCTACTGGAGACTTACTGGCTTGCGATGTCGCAATCAGTACCCTAACGGAATGGAGCTAGTCATGAGCGACTGGGAAAAGGAGCGAGACGCTTTTCTTGCGAAAATCGGACAAACTCCAGAAGTAAAAGCAGCACCAAAACCAACTACCAAGAAAGATGAGGAATAACTGAAATGGCAGTATTTCTAAACAATGGCGTAGTTCTAACTGTCAATGCAGTAGATCTCTCAGACCACGTAACAGCAGTAACACTTAACCGCACCTTCGATGAGCTCGAAGTAACAGCGATGGGCGATTCAGGACACAAGTTCGTCAAGGGTCTTGAAGCAGCATCTATCACTATTGACTTCCTCAACGACACAGCTACAAGCGAGGTCTTGCAAACTCTTGCTGCTGCATACGGCACAAACGTAACAGTCACACTTAAGCAGACAAGCGCAGTCACATCAGCGACCAACCCACTTTACACAATGACCTGCCTAGTCAATAACCTTACCGATATTAACGGCGCAGTTGGAGACCTTGGCACACAATCTGTAACTTGGAACGTCTCTGGTACAGTAGCAGTCACAACAGCGTAAGAAGGAGATAAGGGCTATGGCAAAACTCAAAGTTACAAGGGCTGACGGACAAGTGCAGGAGTTCGAGATAACTCCAGTCTTGGAGTACAGCTTTGAGCAATACGCCAAGAAAGGCTTTCACAAAGCCTTGATTGAAGATCAGAAGCAGTCAGACGTTTACTGGCTCTGCTGGGAAGCAATTAGACGTTCGGGTGAAACAGTCAAACCCTTTGGGGAAGGATTCCTAGAGACTCTCAAGTCAGTTGAGGTCTTAGAGTCTGACCCTTTAGGTTAGATCGGAACTCCCTCACCTATCTCGCGGCTAGATTAAGTTACGAGTATGGAGTTCCGTTCAACACCATCGTGGAACTTTCTCCGATGGCTTTTAAGGCTCATGTACAGGTATTAAAGGACATAGCAAAGGAGCGAAGCGATGCCAACAAAAATCCAAGGCGTAATCGCTTATCGTAAAGCCTTGCGACAGTTCGAGCCTGAACTAGCCAAAGAAACAACTAAAGAGATAACCGCCTTCCTTAAGCCAGTAGTTAAGGATGCTCGCGGTTACTTGCCATCAAACGCAGAAGCTCCAAGCG